TGTCATATTTTTTTAAATATTTATCGTATACCATTCCTATAGAAATAATTATAACAAAAGCAAAAGCATAATTGAGAATTTTCATGTATATATAATTATTATATATAAAAATACATAATAATTAGTTACTACCTAAATTATTATTCCAATAGTTTTAAATTTCTCCACCATCTCTCATTTAATCGTTTTGCTTCTTCCTCTTGTTTTAATAAATCATATGCTAAATTAGTAGCTACCTTTTCAGAAGAATAGTTTTTTTTATTTAACATTGCCTTTGAACTACGTTTAGACATTGGTTTTATATTTTGCCTTGAACGTGCTGATTTAATTTCTTCCATACTTGAATATTTTTCTTTATTTAAATAATCATCATGAGTCACCGGAACAACTGTTTCTGTGTGTGCTTTTTTTAAATCTTCATATTGAAGTCTACTAAATACACCAGAAGAATAATTTTGTGGTCTATTTCTATCTAAATCATAACCACCTTGACTAGTCATTTCTTCTAAATCTTTTTTTACAACTAAATCTCTACATTCTTTTTTTTTATTATTAAATATTTGATCAAAATCGTTTAATGAGTTTGCTTTTGCAGTTGTTACATCTTCTTTAGATCGAAACCAATCATCATACCCTCCGCCCAATTTACCATCCTTCATTCTTACCTTTTCAAACATTTTATTAAACCAAGTATTAAAATCCTTAACTGATTTCCCTTGTATTTTTTTAACTAATAATTTTTCATCTTTTTTTACATTATTATTTAAATAACTATATTCCATATCATGCGCATTTTGTTGCTTTTTTTTCTTAAAATAATATACCTTTTCAACTGTATTATAAGCTTTCTTAAAAAATATAAAATACTTAGAATCAACATTGGATTTATCAGGATGCATTTTTAAAACCATCTTTTTTGCTTTTTTTAAATCTGCTTCATTAAAATCATACTCTAATCGAAATAAAAAAAGTAAATCTGTTAAGTTATAATTATCAATTTCTAAATCATGTGTATCCATTGCTTTATATAATTAAAAATAGTATAATAATTTAATATTTTTAATTTATTAATTTGTTACATGACCATTTGTTTTCTTAAAAAAATTAGTTATATCCGTTTGGTTTGATGAAGACAAAATTTCATGTATATCACCATTTACATAACTAATAATAGTTGGTATCGTTCGTATCTTTAAATAAGAAGCAATATTACTACCTTCATCTACATCTACTTCTACATAATTAATTTTTTTAAATGTTTCCATTAACGTTTTAATATGCGGTGCTACTTTTTTACAAGGACCACACCATTCTGCTTTAAATTTAACAATTACAACATCATGCTTTTTTACATGATTTTTTAATTCTGCTCTTGTTTTTAATAAAGTTACCATTATATTTTTTATAAATAATTAATTATTCTTATTATTACACATTAATTAATATTTTCAAATAAATCTTTTATTGTTGTTACATTTAAATTTGGTAAATTTGGATGAGCTTCCCACATATATTTACAATAAGACCATTCCAAATCATAATCTTCTAAATAATATTCACTTAAATTCTCCAATAGCTTATAATGATATTTTGGCGGAAGATAGTTTAATTTTTCCTTTGGTAATACATACGCTAACTGTATATATTCATTAATATCATTTTCAGGTGATTCAATATTTAATATATCATAATTCCAATGTGGAATATATTTATTTAAATCTTTTAATAATGGTGGATAATGATAATTATATTTCCAATTCCAATCAATACTATTTCCACTATAATAATTAAACGTCCATTCAATACCTTCCAAATAGTTTATACATATTTTTTTAATATTAAAACGGTTATTATCACAATGCAATAACTTATCGTAATATCGTTTTTCCCAACCATATTTTTCTGGATTAATATATATTTCAACTTCCCTATTTGTAATCGGTATTCTATTATATTTTAATAATTGTTCATCATATGTTTTTGATGGATATTGTCTTTTTGATATTTTTTCACGAACTTTATGTTCTCTTAGTAAATTATCATGTTCATTATCAGCCAAAATTTCCATTATTTTTGACAACGTAGGCCATTGAATTTTATTATTATTTATAATTGTCTTTTTTGATGACCCCAATACTTGCTTATAAGCATTCATCAATATTTGTATACCAACCGTCCGTATATTTACTGCTGGAAAATGAGGTAAAAAATCATTCCCAAGGAAAAAACATAAAAACATATAGTCTTTTATAACATTTTCCGATACATTTGCATTATTAAAATTCTTCATATGAGACACTATACCATTGGATAATTCATTTAAATGAATCATATAGTTTTCATTTGGTATTAAAGATGAATCTATTGTTTTAATAAACTCAGGTGTTTCTCTAAATAAATAAATTTTATTAGAAATATGTAAATGATTTATTCCAAGCATAATTAAATCGGCATCCAATCCATATACAACAATCGATTTGTTTTGCATTATAGACTTATTTTCCCTCACATATTGAAATATTTTATGTTCACCTTCTCCCACTTGATTTGAACCACTAAACATATAAAAACTACCTTTTTTTTTAAAATAACTCGATAATGTGGTGTTTAACTTATTCATAAATTCTGTTCCTGGTGTTATACTTATTTTATCCCACATTTCAATATATTTAGGGTTTAATGCTTGATTTAATTTATATTCCAATAAAGATTTGTGTCTTCTTGTTCGTTGTTGTTCTAGTTTGGCAACTGGCGCTACACCATCAAACGAAATATAAGCTCCTTTTGATGGTGAAATAATCGATATATATTCTTCTATTTTTGATATTGTATTATTAATTAACAATTCTTCAAATTCATTTTTTTTAGTAGCTTCGTATGAACTTGATAATTTATGTAAACAATCATAAATAATTGAATTACTATCTAAAAAAATATAATCTATTTTAGTATTTTTATCAAGTTTTCGTATAATATTTCTGTGATTTTTCACAATATAAGAAAAATAACTAGGTATTCCCATTTATTATTAATAATCTATAAATTATATTTAATATATTTTAATTAATTTATAAAATCATTATCTTTGCAATATATACAATGGCAAAAAATGTCAAAGTTAAAAAGTCGTTAAAGACTAAAAAGACGAATTCGATAAATTTAAATCATTTAGAGAATGAAATTCAATATTTTATAAAAATTATACAAAACACGATATTAAATATACAAAAATATAAAACATTAGGTATTATATCGTCTAATAATGTTTATAATTCTATAAATAATTTAACAAAGATTTATGATGAATTAAATACTATGAAAGATTGTATTGAAAAGTCAAATGAAAATATGATTTATACAAAATTACAATCTATTAGAGAGAAATTGGTTCAAATATTTAAGTATAATGGCACGAAAAGTATTGAAGATATTTTAAATTTGTATTATGGTTCGGATTACATAAAAAAACATTGTTTAAACAAAGAAAATAAAAATAAATACAACATTATGAATCAATTTTGCCATCCAATTTGTTTTATTAATTTAACTTGGAAAGACCATAACAAACCAACTGATAATAGTAACAAAAAATCTATTGCTAAAAATAAAATTGTAGAAGATCATATGATAGTTGAACGTAGTGAAACGTTAGAATGTTTTGATATGGCAAGAACAAGTTCTCATTTTCAAACAAAGGTTTATGGTTTAAAAATTAGCTTTCAAAATCCAAATAAAAACGAAACGTTAATTTTAAAATGCATTATCGATAACATTACTTATGATTGTATTAATAATGAATATATTAGCGATAAAATAAAATCTCTTCATAAAGATAAACCTGATGATGAAACGTATAAAAATAATGATTTTAATAGATTTATAAACGCATTAACACTTAAACAATTATTAATTTACAGTAAAACGGAATTGTATCATAAATTTGTAGGATGTATAAACCAAAATGTTTTGTTTAAACAAAAAACGGTTTCTACTATTATAAAAGAATTTGTAAACAGTGAGCTATATAAACAAAGAACGATTTTGATTCAATTATTATTAAAACACAATGATCCAGAATTTAAGTATTTGTCTTATTTATTATATGATTTGTTGTCAAATGATAACAATGGAGATGATGATACAAATGATCAAACATTATTATACGATTCTTTACCATGGAATGTTAAAAAGTTTTTCAGAGACGCAATGACAAATACAATAAAATATACAAGTAATTTAAATAATTTCAATATGAGTGATATACCAATCGAACAACAAATATGTATGTTAAAAGTTAATGATAAAGTAAAAGAAAAGGCAATGGTTAAATTAAAGGAGATTAAAGCTAAATCGGAGGATAGTGGGTCAAAAGCCCGACAATTTTTAGATGGTCTTTTAAAAATTCCATTTGGTGTTTACAGAAAAGAAGAAATTCTTGATTATATCACTGATATCAAAAAAGAATACAACATTATGATTAAATATATTCAAGAAAAAGATGATTTATTTTCACCAGAAAACTGTAAATCAAATCTTGATATTATGAAATCATGTGATTATATTAAAAATACATATATACATACCTTAAAAAACAAACAAATTAATAGATTAATAGAACTATATACAATAAATAAAAGAGACCAAATGGTATCTAATGTTTGTTATATTAATGGGTATTTTAAACAAAACGATATTGCCAATAATCATATTTGTCATTCTGGTAAAAAAATATCTTACATGAAAAATGAAATAATTAATATTATAAATAAATGGAAACGTGACCCACTATTTATCGATTACATTACAAAAAAATATCAAAATTATAGTAATAATATTGATACAAGTAAAATTATCAAAACAATAAACACAATCGAAAATAAATGGGATGAAATAAGTGTTAATATTAATGAAGTAACTGATAAATTAGATGAAGCTATATATAGTCATAAAAACGCAAAAAGACAAATTGAACGTATTGTAGGACAATGGGTTTCTGGCGAGGAAAGTGGATATTGTTTTGGATTTGAAGGTCCTCCGGGTGTAGGTAAAACAAGTTTAGCCAGAAAAGGACTTGCTGATTGTTTGAAAAATGAAAACGGTGAATCTCGTCCATTTGCTTTTATAGCATTGGGAGGGGCAAGTAATGGTAGTACTCTTTCCGGTCATAATTATACATACGTAGGTTCAACGTGGGGTAAAATTGTTGATGTATTAATGGAAACAAAATGCATGAATCCTATTATATTTATTGATGAATTGGATAAAATTAGTAAAACAGAACAAGGTAAAGAAGTAATTGGAATATTAACGCATTTAGTTGATTATACGCAAAATCAATCCTTTCAAGATAAATATTTCACTGGTATCGATATAGATTTAAGTAAAGTTTTATTTATCTTTTCGTATAATGATCCTAGTTTAATTGATAAAATTTTATTAGATAGGATTCATCGCGTTAAATTCAATCATTTAACATTAGAAGATAAGATTGTTATATGCAGGAAATACATATTGCCAGAATTAGAAGATAAACTTAACGTTCAAAATAATATTGAAATGTCCGAAGAAGTATTAAGGTATATTATAGATAATTATACAAACGAATCTGGTGTAAGAAAATTAAAAGAAATATTATTTGAAATTTACAGTGAGATTAATTTAAATTTTCTTAATAATTATAGGGAATATTTAGATAATTCAACTGTTATTAAACTAACTATCGATATGATTGATAACCTTTATTTAAAAAAAAGACATAAAATAACTCATAAAACAATACACGATAAATCGGATATCGGTATTATTAATGGGTTGTGGGCAAATGCTCTTGGAATGGGTGGTATTATACCGATTGAATGTAATTTTTTCCCTTCTACTAATTTCTTAGATTTTAAATTAACTGGGTTACAAGGAGATGTTATGAAAGAAAGTATGAATGTTGCAAAAACCCTTGCGTGGAAATTAACACCTATAAAAAGACAAAAAGAATTATTAAGTAATTTTGAAGAAATAAAATCATATGGTATGCATATTCATTGTCCAGAAGGCGCAATTCCAAAAGATGGTCCTAGTGCAGGAACAGCAATTACAACTGTTTTATATAGCAGATTAAATAATATAGAAATACCAAATCATATTGCAATTACTGGTGAAATTGATCTAAGAGGAAAGGTTACGGCAATTGGAGGATTAAATTTAAAAATATTAGGAGGAATACGTGCTGGTGTTACAACCTTTTTATTTCCAGAAGAAAATATTACAGATTTTGAATTATTTAAAGACGAACACAATGATAAATCCATTTTTGAAAAATACAATTATATACCAGTTAATAATATAAATGATGTTTTAGATATTGTATTTCAAAATAATCAATAATATTATAAAAATATATGTTATATATAAATGCCATCAACAGGTTCAAGTAGACTTTTATTATCTTATACAGAAATGCCAAAATTCATAATATCATTATCACCTATTATTATTACATTTTTGCTTTTTTTAGGAGGTGGTGGTGGGTTAAACGCCCTTCCAGCTCTTATTTTAGTTGCTTGTTTTATTATTTCGGGAGTGTTAATGCACTTTATCCAACGTTCGGTTTCTATATTACAAGTGAAAGATATTGTTATTTTGAGGAATAGTATGAACGTTGCTTGTGGAGTTTTTGATATAGGAAATATTCTATATTTACCCCCTATAAGAGTGTTATTTTATTGCTTTACAATTACTTATTTGTGGGTGCATTTGGGGATGGCAGGTTTAAAAGATGGAGAGGAAATATTCCCAATTATATTTGTAAGTATTCTTACTTTATTAAGTTTTGCTGATGCAGTACGATTATGGGCTGCTAAATGTTTTAGAGCAGATAAAGGTGGAAATAAATGGATGCCGTATCTTATAGCCCTTTTTGTCGGTCTTGCTTTTGGAGGTGGATTTGCTGCTTTAACAACTTTCCTTCAAAATGGAATGTTTCATTTTTTTAAGAAAAAGAAACACATGATAAAATGCGACAGTGATAATAAATGCACAACGCTTAAATTACAAAATATAGCATAATAATAATTAATAAATTTTTAATTATTATTTAAAAAAGACTAAACCATATAGACAACATTTCTTTATTTAATTTTTTTAAAAGCATATCTCTTTTCCATTGATTGAAATTTAAACTATAATAAGGTCTAAAAAAACATTTTGTAAAATGTAAATACCCTTTTAATGGTATAAATTGTTTATATTTTAGTAATATCGATTTATCATATACTTGTTTACCAGAACGGTTTGATACTTCGTTATGAAAATTAAATAAATAGTCTTTTAGTTTTTCTTTTGTATTTATCATATTATCATTTGTATTTTTCATTTTTATAACTGCATGTTGTCTACATACTTCACAAGGTAAATTACAACATATTTCTCTTATTATATTAAAACATTTACTAAAATTCTTATTATAATATTCTTCATTAACTTTTTCAGCAAAACCATGGAAAAAATACCATGTTGGAACTGCCCATTCTGCTTTTGACATGTTTTATATAATGTATATAAAGATAAATTAATATATTATTTATCATAAATGGCAACATCAGCCGACTTATTTAATACATTATTAAAAGAATCAGTAGAAGAAAATGTTATTATTAACAACAATGAAGACGATGAAGATAACTATTGTTTAATTACTGGTGAAAAACTAATAGATAAATATATCACTTTATCTTGTAATCATCGATTTAATTATAATTCTATATTTTATGAAATTAAACAATGGAAAGAAAATTATAAAAATAAATCATCGGATGCAAACTTTGGGGTTAAAGATAATAAGCAAATAATTTGCCCTTATTGCAGACAAATAACGGACGGAATATTACCATATTATAGTGAACTAAATGGAGAAACATATCACAAAATATGGCATGTAAATTGGCCAAAACGTTATTGGTTACTTCCAAATAAATGTAAATATATTTTTGTTTCAGGTAAACGAAAAAATCAACCATGTAATAAAGGTTGTATAGGAATGTTTTGTTCTGGACATGAAAAACATAAACATAAATATGATGAAAATGGAAATTTAAAAATAGTTTCTAAAATGAAAAATACTATTGTTCATGATCCAAATAATCCCGGATGTTTACATACAATGCTTAGAGGTAAAAGAAAAGGGGAATTGTGTGGTAAAAAGGCAAAGAAATACAAAAAAAACGGTTTAGATACTGTATATTATTATTGCACGAATCATGTTAAAAAATACAATCATCCAGAACCACTTATTCAAGTTGTTTCGATATAATACTATATTGTAAGTTGGAGATTATAAATCATATATTATTATAATAATTGTAATAATATATTTAAAATAAATTTTTATTTAATGAAGTTGGTAATCCATGACCAAATAAAATCATATACATCAATACAAAAGCACTCAATAAAATACTTCTGTTTTCAGCAACAATTTGTTTTTGACCAAGTACAAAAATCATAAATAAGTATAACAAAATACCTATGATAACTGAATGTAGAACCATCATTCTTCCTTTTTCCATTATACTATATATAAATATTTAATTACTAGTTAAATATGTAAAATATATAATTTAATTTCTCATAATAGATAATCCGGTATATAAAACTAAACCCAACAAAACACCGGCCATTTTTTTCTTAATAAAATTTCTAGATACAATCATCCACGCTTCTTTTTGTTCTTGTGATTTCAAATGTTTAATCATAAATGTTGTTTTTGGTTGTAAATAATAAACAATCGCTGCTGTCATCATTAAAACAATACCACTAGCACAAACTTTACTAGTTTTATTTTTAATAAAATATAAAGTTGGGAGAGAAAGAACAACCCCAGCACCCAATCCATTTAAATAATGTTGTAATCGTTCCTTTCTTATCATTTTATATACTAATTTCTGTTCATCATCCATCAACGTTACCATTTTTTCTAAATCACCATGGTAAAAAATGGTAATACCAAAAATAGTTAAATAAGCTATCAATATAAAGTAAAGAATAAAACAATAACAATTTTTAAATATGTAGTCGATCATTATATATTAATTGAATATTTAATTACTTATTTAAAATACTTTAAAAATAGATATATTATATATTTATATGTCACAAGATAAAGACCAATTAATTGAAAATGTAAAAACATGGTTAACTATTGATAATGATATTAAAAAATTACAAAAAGCTGTTAAAAATAAACGCAAAGAAAAAAAAGAATTAACTGAGAATCTAGTAAATATTATGAATCAAAGAGATATCGATTGTATGAATACAGCACAAGGACAATTAATTAAAACAACCAAAAAAACAAAAGCTCCTTTAAGTAAAAAACATTTAGTTAATTCAATTCAAACCTATTTTAAGGATGATGGTGAAAAAGTTCAAGAATTATGTAATTATATTTTAAATAGTAGAAATATTAAAGTTACTGAAAATATTAGAAGAAAAATGCCAAAATCATAACATTAAAATAGGAACATTAAATATATGAGAATAATAATAATAATTTCTATTGTATTATTTAATATAATTATTGGTTCTTTTACAAATTATTTTCCGGATTTAATAGATAAACAGCGGTTTTTACCTTACCTTTTATGGTTTAATGCTTTAGGCATTTTCTCTTTAATTATACCAAATAGAGCAAATGATTACTTATTTAAGGATACTATTGTAATCGATAATTAGTGGTTCTTTAAGTTTAAATTAAAATTATATGGTTAAATTGATTTAAATATATTAACATAATTTTAAAGTAACAATGGAAAGAAGAATTAATAAAAAAATAGAAACGCATTTTGTGGATTTTAAAAGTCAAATTATAGAACGTTTGAAAAAATGTCATGGGGATATAGAAAGTGATAGCGATGTTTATAAATTGGTGGAATTTATTTATAACTTTCCTAAAATAGATATAGTTGCTGATGATATTAAAAAACGGAAACGAGTGAAAAATATTGTACCATTTTGTGATAAATGTTTAGCGTTAAGAGCAAATGGAGAACAATGTAGTAGAAGAAAAAAGGACGGACATTCGTTTTGTGGCACTCATATTAAGGGCACCCCACACGGTCACGTTGAAAATAAACCCGAAGCAAATCCATATACTAAACGCACTGTATGGATTGAAGAAATTAATGGCATTTGTTATTATATTGATAATAATAACAATGTTTATGAAAGTTCTGAGATTGTAAATAATGTTATGAATCCTAGAATTATAGCAAAATATGCTCAGGATGCCTTTGGAACATATTCCATACCATCCTTTAAATCAAAATAACTATCTGTAATAATATATAATTTTTTAAACCAATTAAATATTATTTTGTAGTAAATACAATGTTAAAAAAAGAAAAAAGAAAAAATATAAGTAGTGCTATAAAAAGAGACGTGTGGTTAAAATATATAGGAAATAAAGCAAAATCAAAATGTTTTTGTTGTAGGAAAAATGTAATTTTCCTTTGTTCAGGTCTTCATAATACGTGGCAAGCTGGGCATATTAAATCTCATAATAATGGAGGTATAGCTGAAATAAACAATTTACATCCAATTTGTAAACAATGTAATAATGATATGAATGATGAAGATTGGGATGATTATGTTAGTAGGCATACTCATTTATTTCATTCTATGCCTTTTTTGACTAATTATTATAAAAAATATGAAAAAGGTATAATATGGTGGCAAAGTTTATATAGAATGCATTTATCACGTAAAAAATATATATTTTAATACTATTTAAAAACTTAATGTGTATATTATCATACTGATGGATAAAGAAATGAAAACATCAAAAACACCACCTTCTTGGCATCCGCAACAAGAAAAAATATTAAAGAATTGGAGTGAAATCGGTAGTAGTTATAGATATTTACATGATAAATCTTTCAATAAATATGAGACTTGTAATATGTGTTTTAATTTACCGGTTATTATACTTAGTACATTAACCGGTGTAGCTAACTTTGCTCAATCTAGTTTCCCCGTAGATGCTCGTCCCACTGTTTCTGTTATAATAGGGTCGTTAAATATTATAGCAGGTCTTATCACCACTATTGCGCAGTTTTTGAAAGTTGCTGAAAAAATGGAGGGACATAGATCCGCCACAGTTGCTTATTCCAAATTTTCTAGAAATATTTCAGTTGAATTAAGTTTACCTGTTCCAGAAAGACAAGTTCATGGAACCGAATTTTTGTCTACTCAACGTGCTGAATTAGATAGATTAATAGAACAAAGTCCCAATATACCAGAAGATATTGTAAAACGTTTTGATAAAACATTTATTAAACGTGATGTTTCGGGTAATAAAATCGATGATGATGATGAATTTTATAAACCTGAAATATTAGATATCCGCCCTGTTATGATATATCGCAAAACAAAACATGAATTAGAGGAAGAAGAAAAACTTAAAAAAATTAACGAAATCAAATGGAATAAAGAAATTAAAGATATGATTATTAAAGATGATACAAAACGTAGGGTACAGATTGAAGATGAATTAATCAATAAAATGAAAGTAGTTCAGTCATTTAAACCTCCTGAAAAGAAAATAGATAAAACTAAACCAGACGCAATCGTATTAGAAATGAATAATATTATGCAAGAATTAAATATGAATGAATTAAATGATATGGGATATGATATTGAAAATAATAAATTAAAAACACCGCCCTCAAAATCAATAAATACTGGTTCAGACAAAACAGAGGAAACAGCACCGGTTAGTGAAGAAAAAAAGGATGAAGTAGAAACAAAACAAGAAGATGTTAAAGTAATTAATAATGTATCTGAAATAGATTTTAGTGTAAAAAAAGATACACCTGAAAATATAATTGATGTTTCTAATAATGACCCTTCTGGTAATAATGTTATATTAGGTAAAATTGACATAGAATAATCACGCAGGCATAGCATATAAATAATTTGTATAAATTCCAATAAACCCAATAGTTAAAATTACTAATAATTTCATTTGTAAATTTGGTAATCCTCTCAATATTAGATCGGATATACCAAACGCAAATATATAAATAAATACTTCGCTAAATAAAATGATGCATTATAATAATAATATATAAATTAATTTTTTTATATATTATTCTTCTTTTTTCTCAGTAGAAATCGGTCATTTTTACAATGATTTTCTTTTTCTTTTTGTACCTTTCCTTCTTCGTTTTCCTTTTCTTCTACGCGTTCTTCCTCCTCCTTTTGATTTTGTTTTTGATTTTTTTGTTTTTGATTTTTTTGCTACTTCCTTTTTTGTCATTGCTCTTTTGGTAGTAGCAGTAAACCTTCCGGCCTTTTTTTTTGTAACTCTTTGTGGTTGTTTTGATTTTAAATATCTCATTGCATTTTCAGGCGCACGTGGATTAAGTAGTTGTGGACTTGTCAATCTCGTACGTACTCGTTCATATATTTCATCTTTATGTCCTATATCTACTGTATATCGTCCATTTGGATCTTTTCCTTTAACGTAATAAATTACAACATTACCATATACTAATTTTGTTCCTTTTTTAAAAGTATCCTTCTTTTTTGCCATATATATATATATATATAATCTACATATTATATAATAATTCTACTATTCCGTTTTTTCTTCACTATCTAAAAATTGCGTTCGTGATTGTCCATCATAATAATAATAATAATAAATAATTGGTGCTGTAAGAAATACTGCTGTTAAACCTAGATTTTTATAAAGTTGATTCATTATATATTAGTACTTCCTACTTGTTTAATTCATTTTTACTATTATTATTTTTTTCTTCTACAAAGAAATATCTATCGTATTTTTTCTTACCAGAAGAGGTATACCCAGCGCTTTTT